ACCAGAAACAGAAAAAGATAGATTTGAAAGAATGGCAGAATATTATATGAGCCAATACAATATCGAATGGAGAATGATATTAGAAGATGGTGTAGAATATGATGTAGATTCTGATGGAACTATTATCTCTAATGAAAGAGAACCATTACATGGGTTTAGAAGATTGACTAGATAATGGCTTTAGATATTAAGATTAAAACTAATGCAAAATCTATACAAAAAAGATACTCAAGAATACAAAAAAAATTTAAAAGCATAATTGAAAAAGGAATATTACAAGGTGGTTTTCAATTACTAGATATTATTAGAACTAAAACTGCAAAAGGCATTGATTTTAGAGATAGACCATTTCTTCCTTATTCGTCAGGCTATTTAAAAAGATTGCAAAAAGAAGGTAGATCAACAAAAGTTGATTTGTTTTATTCTGGTAGAATGATGGGTGCTTTAACACCTGGTGGAAGAACAGTAAAAAAAACAGGAACAAATAAAATTACATTAGGATTTAGTAATTCTCAAATGTTACAAAGAGCATTATTTAATCAAGTATTAGGTAAAAATAAGAGGGAATTTTTTGGATTTAATGATAGAACAGCTAATATAATAAGAAAACAATTTAATAGATTTGTTGCAAAAGAATTTAGGAGAGCAAGAATATGAGTGTAAGAGAAAACATAGCTAGTAATTTATTATCAGTTATATCGGCTATATCTAGCCCAGCAATTAAAAAAGCTACTAGACAACCATTTATATTAGACGAATTATCAGAGCAACAATATCCAGCAGTAATAGTTCAAACATCAGAAGAAAATAGAGATGATGCAGAACTTGGAAGTGGTGCTAGAACTAGAACAGGCACTATTGATTTTTTAATATTAGGTTTTGTTAAGGGTGCAGAAGCTAATATAGATACTAAAAGAAATGAATTAATAACAGCTATTGAAACTGCAATAGAAACTGATATTACTAGAAATGGTAATGCACTTGATTCAGAGGTTGTTCAAGTAGAAACTGACGAGGGTAGTTTATTTCCTGTTGGTGGCATTAGAATGACAATAAGATGTATGTATGAATTTCAATCAGGAACACCATAATGGCTAAAGCAGATCAATTAATAGATAAACTAGAAAATAAGCTAGATGATGTTGAAAAGCTAGTAGATGAAATTTCTTTAATGATTATGGATTGCAGAAAAAAAATAGATAATTATAAAGATGGCGAAAGTATAGAAGATTTTCCTGAACTAGATGAGTTCAATGAACTTGACGAAGAAGAAGAAAACTAATAAAAGAGCATTATGGCTAAAGATATTAAATTATATAAAGGTAACTCAGAGATCATTATAAATGAATCTAACCTTGAACATTATTTAAGACTAGGCTATAAGCAAGAAAAAGAAAATAAACCAAAATCTAACAAGGATAAAAAGACATGGCAACACATCACGGAAAAGAAGGAGTTGTAACAGCTGGTGGAACTGCTGTTGGGGAACTAACATCATTCACACTTGAAACAACAGGAGATGTAGTAGAGGATACAGCTTTAACAGATGCAACTAAATCATTTGTTAGTGGCAGAACATCATTCTCTGGTACATTAGAAATGCACTTTGACGAAACTGATGCTCAACAAGAAACTTTAACTGCTGGTTCTTCTATCTCATTTGTTTTATTGCCAGAAGGTAATGATTCAGGAGATGCAAGTTACACAGGAACAGGAATTGTTACTGGTATGAGTATTAATAACTCAATGGACGCAATCGTTTCAAGAACTGTTACTTTTCAAGGTACAGGCGCTTTAACTGTAGGTACTGTATAATTCTAATTTATGTCAGTTATTGATAGAGTTAAATCTCATTTTGAAACTCTTAAAACTATCACTATTGAAGTTGAGGAGTGGAAAGACGAGCATGGTAATGCTAGTGTATTCTATTCAGAGCCATTAACCCTTGAAGAAAAAAATATTATCTTTAAGAAGTCTAACAACTTTCAAGATTTAACTATTCTTGTAGATTTGCTTATAATGAAGTTGCAAGTCAAAAACGATAAAGGCGAAATGGTTAAAGCCTTTAGTCCAGAAGATAAATTTGCACTTAGAAAAAAAGCAGATACAAATGTTATATCAACTATTGCTAATCAAATCCTTTTAGATACTAGTCACGAGGAAGCCGAAAAAAAGTAAATAGCGACCCTGAGATTAGGTCGCTTTTAGTTGTTGCCGATAGATTACACATCACAATCCAAGAAGTTTTAGATATGCCTGTAAGCCATTATAATCTTTGGTTAGCTTACTTGAAAAAAGAACAAGAACAGTATAAAACAAAACAATCATTAGCAGAAGCAAGGAATTTAAAATAATGGCACAAAAACTTAATATAGACATAGTAGCACGAGATAAATCTAAACAGGCTTTAAATTCTGTACAAGGTGCTTTGTCAAGATTAAAGGGTGCAGTATTTAATTTACAAAATGCTTTTATAGGATTAGGTGCTGGATTAGTTATAAGAAATTTAGTTAGTACAGGAAAAGAATTAGAAAATTTACAAGTTAGATTAAAATTTTTACTTAAAGATACAAATGAGGGCGCAAAAGCATTTGACAATATGGTTAAATTTGCTTCTAAAGTACCATTCTCTCTAGAAGAAATACAATCAGGTTCAGGTATATTAGCAACAGTAACAGATAATGCTCAAGACCTACAAGAGATGTTAGAAATAACAGGTAATGTTGCTGCAGTTACAGGATTAGATTTTAGAACAACAGCAGAACAAATTCAAAGATCATTTAGTGCTGGCATAGGTGCTGCAGATTTATTTAGAGAAAAAGGTGTAAGAAATATGCTTGGCTTTAAAGCTGGTGCAACAGTTTCTATTGAAGATACAGTAAAAGCATTTGAAAAAGTATTTGGTAAGGGTGGAAGATTTGGACAAGCAACAGATGAATTAGCAGAAACTTTTACAGGAACCTTATCAATGATAGGAGATAAAATATTTAGCTTTAAGAAAACTATATTAGAAGCTGGATTATTTGAAAGTCTTAAAAAAGAGTTCGGTGCATTAGATAAATTTTTAGAAGAAAATTCAAAACAAATAGATCGTATAGCAGAAGATATTGGTATTGCGTTAGGCTTTGCAATTAAAAAGGTTGCTGATTTTGTAATTGTTTTAAAAGATAATATGGACAAATTTTTAACAGTAATAAAATTATTAATTGCTGTTAAAGTTGTTAAATTATTTTTATCATTAGGTAGTGCAATACAATTTGCTTCAAAACAAATGGCAAAATTTTCTATAGCTAGTTTAATGACTGTAAAAGGTCTTAAAAGTCTTGTCGTGCTTATTGCTAAAGGTGGTGCATTATATGGTGCTTTTAAAGGTATTGATAAATTATTTGAAGAAACAGCAGAAAGTTTTAACGATTTTGCAGATGGAGTTAGAAACACTTTACCTGATGCAAGAGATTTACACAAAACAATGATACGAACAAAAGAATCAGTAGTAGATATTGCGAAAGTAGAAGAGGCTATTGCTAAAGCGAAAGAAAAAGAATTAAAATTACAAAATTTCTTACTGCAAGAAGCAAATGAAAAAAGATTAAAGTTCCATGAATTAGAAACAGAAGGAGTTAAAAAATTTAAAGAACAAAATGATGTTCAAGGTCAAGTATTAGAAAAAATAAAAGAACAAAATGCAGAATTTTCTTTATCATCAGAAATAGTTAGCACAATAACATCTTTTACAAGTAAAATTTCAAGATCAATCGCAGAAGCAGTAGTTCTTGGTAAATCTTTAAACATGTCATTTAAACAATTAGCACAAGGATTATTAGTAGATATTTTATCAAAAATGATTGAAAGAATAATGTTGCTTACAATAGAAAAATTTTTAATAGAAAAAATATTTAAGCAAGATACTAAAAAATTAGATATGGAAAAGAACATTACAAAAGAAAAAAGAAAACAAGTAATGTATCAAGCTTTACTTATGGCTATGGGTGGTGGTAGTGGTGGAGGTGGCATACCTTTTTTTGCTAAAGGTGGCGCTGTATCAAAAGGACAACCAATAGTGGTTGGAGAACAAGGACCAGAATTATTTGTACCAAACTCAACAGGACAAATTACACAATCTGCTAGAGGTACAGGAGATGGTGGTGCTACAACAGTTAATTTTAATATAAACACAGTAGATGCTTCTGGCTTTGAAGAATTACTTGTAAGATCAAGAGGAACTATTACACAATTAATTAATAACGCAGTTAATGAAAGAGGGAGTAAAAACTTAATCTAATGTCAGGTGCTTTTCCAATATCTACTGCTAAGTTTGAATCTTTAGGAATAAAGTCTATTCAAAATACTATTATCTCAAAAACTGTATCTGGTAAGAAACTTGCTAGACAAATAGATGGTCAAAGATGGGGATTTACTGCTAGAGTAATTACAGCAAAAAGAAGTGATGTTTATGGCGATCTTATGGCCTTTATAGTTAAACAAAGATCAGGCAAAGAAAACTTTACTATAATCCCACCAGAAGTAGAAGATGCTAGAGGTACTGCATCAGGTACTCCTCATGGAACAGCAAGTGCTGGAGATACATCTATAACATTAGGTGGTACAGGAACAGGAACTTTAAAAGCTGGAGATATGATAAAATTTGCTAATCATTCTAAAGTTTATATGGTCGTTGCAGATCAATCAGATATTTCTACAGGCACTCTAACTATTGAGCCACCTTTAACTACAGCAGTTTCTTCATCAGATATAACTTATGATAATGTTGCATTTACAGTTCACTTAACAAATGATGTTCAAGAGTTTGGTGTAGCTGGTGCAGATAAAGATGGTAATGCTTTATATCAATTTGAATTTGATGTAGAAGAAGCACTTTAATGAAAAAATATAAAATAACCCACAAGATAACTGCCGATTTTATTGCCGAAGTTATTGTGAATGAAGATCAAATAGATGCTAGTATTAACGATCTTAAAGAATACAAGAAACCTAATAGCAAATTTGAATATACTATGTTAAAAGGTACAGAAAGTGTAACCCAAACTAATTACGAACTATATGACGAGAAGTCTAACAACAGCGATAAAGAACGAACTAGCGACTAATGATATTAATCCTGTTCATCTTATTACTATTGGGTTTGGTACTCCTGTTAATTTAACAGATTGTTCATTTGATCTAACATCATCAGTTTCAGGCTCATCAGTTACTTATTCTTCTAGTGATTTTGTATTAGGTATATCTAACCATACAGAAGAAACAGATATTACTAAATCAAGTGTAAGTATTAATTTATCTGGTGCAGATCAAACATTTATATCAGTAGTTTTAAATGAGAATGTTATTAATGATGAAGTTACTATTTATAGAGGATTATTAGCAAGTGATAATACATTAATTGCTGATCCTTTTTTATTATACAAAGGAAACATAGAAAGTTTTGATATAGAAGAAAATGATAAAAATAGCACAGTTGGTTTATCAATAGTATCACATTGGGCAGACTTTGAAAAAAAGAATGGTCGTAAAACAAATAATACATCTCAACAAAGATTCTTTAATACAGATGTAGGTATGGATTTTAGTAGTCAAACAGTACAAGATATTAAATGGGGTAGAGCATAATGGGTTTTTTTAGTGGTATAGTAAAAGCTGTAACGAAATCAAAAGTCTTTGGATTTTTACAAAATCCTTTAGTTTCTTTAGGTGTAAGTCTTTTTATGTCATGGATATTAAGACCAAAAGTTCCTGAGATAGAAGATTTTGGTACTAATGAATTTGATGATTTTGAAAAAGGTATTTTAGTTAATAAACAATCTAATGACGCAAATATTCCTGTAATTTATGGAGAAAGACTTACAGGGGGAGTTAGAGTTTTCATGGAAACTTCTGGCACAGATAACACTTATCTATATATGGCTATCGTTATGGCAGAGGGAGAAATAAACGATATAACTGAAATTAGAGTAGATGATAAAATAGTTACATTTGCTTCTAGCTTATCAGATGGTTCAGCAGTTGAAGTAGATAGTGGAGATGCTAATTTTTATATAGATAGTGAAAGTTTAATTAGAGTAGAGCCACATTATGGGACAGATGGTCAATCAGCATCTAGTTTATTATCAACATTATCATCTTGGGGAAGTAATCATAAATTATCTGGCTTATGTTATTTAGCAGTTAGGTTTAAATGGAATCAAGACGCATTTACAGGAATACCAAAAGTACAGGCAAAGATACAAGGTAAAAAAGTTAAAACATATAATGCAAGTCTTGTTGAGCAGTCTGCAAGTTATCAAACTAATCCAGCATGGTGCTTATTAGATTATTTAACTAATGAAAGATATGGAAAAGGCATATCAATAAATGAAATTAATTTACAAAGTTTTTATGATGCCTCACAAGTTTGTGAAACACAAGTAGAGCCATATTCTGGTGGTAGTAATATAAATATTTTTGATACAAATACTGCATTAGATACATCTCAAAAAATTATAGATAATGTTAGAGAACTTTTAAAAGGTTGCAGAGGTTATCTTCCATACACACAAGGAAAATATAGTTTAATTATAGAAACAACAGGAAGTGCAAGTATTACATTAACAGAAGATGATATTATAGGTGGATATAATTTATCTATTCCAACAAAGAATGAAAGATACAATAGAGTGATAGTTGGATTTGTTGATCCAGATAGAAACTATCAAGTTAATGAAGTACAATTTCCACCTATTGATGATTCTGGATTACCAAGTGCAGAT